GATGCACTTCAGATTGTAGAACAAATAGTTCCCTATTTTCAACCTGAATATACAGTTACAATGAAAATGATAGACGATCTCTCAGATGTAAGAGATGTTCCTATTATTTTAGATGGTGTATCTTTTGAAGATTCGTATGAAGGTAATTATGAAGAGAGAAGAGTGATAACTTATACCTTCGAGTTTACCATGAAAGTATACTTCTTTGGACCTGTTTATACAGGTACTATTATTAAGAATGTTATCGAAAGAGAATACATTAATGATCAGGCAGGCATATTTACAACAAGTCAAATAGATCAATCTGGTCTAGTGAAAGAAGTTAAACACTACGAACCTGCATTCTCAGCTATTGCAAACACTGTATCTAGTTCAAATACAATAACTTTTGACACTGCAATAAATAGTAAGATAAGTGTGGGTGATGAAGTATTTTATACAGGCAATACGCCCAATCCAACAATCGATAGTATCGCAAGTGATAGACTGTCGATTGTTTTAAATACAGCAGTTACTATAACTGAACCGAAGACAATTATGTTTGTGGGTTCAGTTGAACCAGGCGATACATTTGTTGTCGCTGAAACAGTAACTTTTTATGATGAAGGAACTTCAACAGTTCATAGTGATATAGATGAATAATTATGCCAAAAGACATTGATGCAAAACTAGATGATATCTTAGATATTTCTACTGAAATAAAAAAAGAAACTCAAGTTGTTAAACTACCTGCAAGAACAGAGAATGTTGAAACAGACTATCGTTATGCTCGTGAGAATCTTTACAATCTAGTAGAAAGAGGACAAGATGCTATAGATGGCATACTAGAACTATCTAAAGAAACAGAACACCCAAGAGCTTATGAAGTTGCAGGTCAACTTATTAAGACTGTCGCTGAAACAGCAGAAAAACTTATAGACCTACAAAAGAAACTTAAAGATATTGAGAAAGATGACGATACAGTTAGAACTCAACATAATCATTTGTATGTTGGATCAACTTCTGAATTACAGAAATTCTTAAAGAAAAGCAAAAAAGATTAATGTATAAAAAAGGAACCCACTCTTGTCTATGGGATCATGTGCGAACTAATGCATATGATCAATGGATAAGTGAAAATGTTAAAGATAAAACTGTATGTGATCTAGGTGCAGGCACAGGAATACTTTGTTGGTCAGCATATAAACATGGTGCAAAAAAAGTTTTTGGTATAGAATATCAACCAGATGTATACAATGAACTATGTTTTCGTTTTAGAAACATACCAGAAATACAAATAATAAAAGGTGATATTTTTAAAATGGACTTTCCTGAAGCTGATATTTATTTACAAGAAATGTATGGAAGTGCTTTCTTTTGTGAAGGCATATTATCATTATTTGAGAATGCAAAACGACAAAATTTAGAAAACAACATATGGCCAAACAAGGTAACACTTTATGGAGGAATCTCTTACTTAGAAGATTCTATAGATATTGGTGTAAATTATAGTAACTTCAGTGAAACATGTCAAGGTTTTTTTGATATTTATGCTGAAAAAATTAATCGACCAATGAATTTAAGTTATTACAGTTCACAAATTAATAGAACTGTTTTTGATGGATATATAAAAGACATTGATATAGATAAATTTGAATATGTAGATGAAGAAGATATCTTGTGGGATTCAAATGGTATAGGAAACTTTAATAGATATACACATTGGATAGCAGATTTAAAATGGGGTAATAAAGAAAGATGGTACAACCTAAAAACGAAGGTTATCTAGGAAATACCTTAGTTAAGCGTGCTGGTATAGAAACAAAATATACCGAACAAGAGATGCAGGAGTATCTAAAATGCTCTACTGATCCTACGCATTTTATCGAAAATTACACGCAGATCATCTCACTTGATGAGGGTTTAGTGCCATTTAAACTTAGAGGGTATCAGGAAGGTTTAATAAACCACTATAACGATAATAGATTTAATGTTGTTCTTGCAAGTAGACAAAGTGGTAAGTCAATAACATCTTGTGCATATCTCTTATGGTATCTACTCTTTCATCCTGAAGTAACAGTTGCTATTCTTGCAAACAAAGGTCAGATCGCTAGAGAGATGATCGCAAGGGTCGTTACAATGTTAGAGTCTGTTCCATTCTTTTTACAACCAGGTGTGAAGATACTTAACAAAGGAAGTATTGAGTTCGCAAACGACTCTAAGATAGTTGCAGCTGCTACATCATCTAGTTCAATTAGGGGTCTATCGATTAACTTACTATACCTTGATGAGTTTGCATTCGTTGAAG